CAATATGCGATAAGCTCCTGTAATCAGGGGCTTTTTGCGTTTGGTGAGCAGTAAACACCGAAAATAAGCGCAAACGGAACAAACAGATAGGATTTGCTGGCTAATGGCAGGCAACCCAGCGTGGGTCAAAGGGAAATCAGGCAACCCAATCGGGCGCCGCGCAGAGGACAAACCGTGGTCGGAAGCACTGCGCCGCGCAGCCTTCCAGGATGGCCCGGAAGGCCATCGCCGCCTGTTCAAGATTGCAGAAGCCTGCGTTGCTGCTGCTGAACGCGGCGACATGACCGCCATCAAGGAAATCGGCGATCGATTAGACGGCAAGCCGGTGCAGGAAAACATCAACACTGAAAAACGCGATGCAACAGACTGGACGCTTACAGAGCTGGTCGCCTTCGTCCGTGAGCGACGAGCAGATGGAGGAAGAATTAGCGCGGAGAGTGGAAGCGCAAACGAGCCTGATACGGTTCACGGAGTCCACGTTCGCCAAATATCGAACGGCAAAACATCATCGTTTGATAGCTGACCAGCTCGAGCGCGTTGAGCGTGGCGAAGTTGATCGGCTGATGTTGTTAGTGCCGCCGCGTCACGGCAAATCAGAATTGGCATCGCATCGTTTCCCTGCCTGGTTTCTCGGCCGCCAACCCGATCGACAATTTCTTTCAGTGTCCGCAACAGAAAGCCTCGCGAGTGATTTTGGCCGCGCTGTTCGCAATACAATCGACAGCGCAGAGTATCGCGCGATCTTTGATAAGACGATCCTCGCAGAAGACAGCCAGGCAAAGGGCAAATGGCATACTAGCCGCGGCGGTGTCTATTACGCTCTTGGCATCGGCGGCTCTGTTCTTGGTCGTGGCGGCGATTGCATCCTTATTGATGATCCTTATGCTTCAATGCAGGATGCTCTATCTGAACTTACGCGCAAGAATGTTTGGGATTGGTACGGCGGCACGGCGTACAATCGATTGATGCCTGGCGGGCGCATCGTGATTATCAACCATCGTATGCACGAAGATGATTTGTGCGGGCAGTTGCTGGCGCAACAGGCCGCCGGCGGCGATCGGTGGGAAGTGGTCGAGCTACCGGCCATCAACGACGATGGTTCTGCGCTGTGGCCGGAAGCGTATCCGATCGATGTATTGGAACGGATACGACGCAACTCTCAAGCGCGGTTCTGGTCCGGCATGTACATGCAGCGACCGACGCCGGACGAAGGCGATTACTTCAAGTCAGATTGGTTCAAACCATATGACAAGGCGCCGGCATCCAATACGCTGCGGGTCTATGGCGGATCGGATTACGCTGTCACGTCTGACGACGGAGATTATACCGTCCACGCGGTCGTTGGCATCGATCCGGAAGGCCGAATGTATCTTCTGGATCTGTGGCGCAAACAAGCCGCAAGCGATGAATGGGTTGAGGCGTTCTGTGATCTCGTCATTGAACACAGGCCGATCGGCTGGGCTGAAGAAACCGGGCAGATAAGATCCGGCGTCGGGCCGTATATCGATCGGCGGCAACGCGAGCGCAAGGCGTGGGTGGCGCGGGAGCAGTTTCCGACGCGAGGCGACAAGGCAGTGAGGGCGCAATCGATCCGCGGGCGGATGGCGCTGGATGGTTTGTACGTTCCGGTACATGCGCCATGGTATCCGGCGTTTCGCAGTGAGTTGTTGAATTTCCCGGCCGGCAAACATGATGACGCGGTAGACGCGATGGGTTTGGTTGGCCAACTGCTCGATCGGATGATGGCGGGCGAACATCCGGCGGTGCCTGAGAAGCCTGAGAACATGAGCGGCTATCGTCGCCACGGCGGCGAGGATCGCGCGTCGCATCTTTCACTTATCGGGTGAGCAATGAAATGTGAATGTCCCGCGTGTCAGAGCGTCCAACATGCGTCGTGGTGCGCAGTGCATAACGCTCCCGCGCTGCCGATTGGCAAATGCAACTGCGGCGCCAAGAAATAGATGCCCAACACATTCGGCGATTACTCGCACACCAGCTCGGCAGCGGTGGGTGGCAGTGGAAGCGCGTCTGCCGGCAAGAGCAAGGTTGAATACTGGCCGCTCGATCGCTGCAAGAAGGCGTACACGCAATACACCGCCAATAAATCCGAAGAGATCGAGGAGCAAAAAAACGCGCGGCGCTATTATCACGGCGCGCATTGGACCGCGGAGCAAATCCGCGAACTGAACAAGCGCAAACAGCCGGTCGTTACCTTCAACCGGATCGCGCGCAAGCTCAACGGCGTGGTTGGGCTGATCGAACGGCTCAAGCAGGATCCGAAAGCCTATCCGAGAACCCCGCAGGGCGCGGACGGCGCCGAGTTGGCAACGGCCATCATTCGTTACGAATTGGATAGCAACAACTGGCAGGCGAAGTCTCCGGAAGTGGCGCTCGATGCCGCGGTTGAAGGCTTGGCCGGCATCTCGATCAATTTAGAAGAAAGCGACGACAAGGAAGCGTCGGCCTATAACGACCAGGATATTCCGGGCCGCTATATGAATGGCACATCGTTGATGGGCCACAACGGCGGGCCATCGATGCAGAAGCCGGACTATGAGGTTGGCTTCGATGTGGTCGAGGAAGATAGCTTCTTTTACGATCCGCGATCGTATCGGCCGGATTTCTCCGATGCGCGTTACATGGGTGAGGCGAAGTGGCTGGATATGGAAACGGCGCAGGAGTTGTTTCCGGATCATGCGGACGATCTGGCGGCGTCGGTCGAGGATTCAACCGACCTGTCGACCAATCCCGATCGCGAGAACAAGTTCTTCGCGTTCGAAGGCGGCAAGCGGCTCATTCGCTTGGTCGATATCTGGTATCTGCACAAGGGCAAATGGTGCTGGACCATGTTCACCGGCAGCATGGTTCTGGATAGCGGCGAGAGTTATCTGTTCGATGGAAAGGGCAAGACGATCTGCCGTTACATCATGTTCTCGTGCAATGTTGATCATGACGGCGATCGCTACGGTTTCGTGCGCAACATGAAGTCGGCGCAGGACGAATACAACGCGCGGCGCTCGAGGGCGCTGTTTACAGCCAACAGCCGCCGCCTGATCATGACGCAAGGCAGCGTATCGGATATCGAGCGGACACGGCAGGAATGGTCGCGGCCGGATGGTGTGATTGTGACCAACGCGCGGACGCCGGACGAAGGCGTCAAGGCCGACGATCAGGCGTTTGACTTCACTGGCCAATTGAAACTGATGGAAAACGCTATCTCGGAGTTGGACAATTACGGGCCGAACCAGGCGCTGGTCGGCGACATGTCGAACCAGAGCGGGCGGGCGATTCAGTTGCTGCAGCAGGCCGGCATGGCAGAGCTTGGGCCGTATATCCTGGGCTATAAGGGTTGGAAGCTGCGGGTTTACCGGGCGCTGTTTGCGGCGTGCCAGCGTTATTGGTCCGCGGAGCGGTTCATTCGGGTGACAGATAGCCAAGGGCTGGCGCAGTTCATCCAGATCAACGGTGTTGGCATTGATCCAATGACGGGCATGCCGGTCGTGGTCAACGCGATTGGCGAGTTGGATGTTGATATCATCATGGATGAGGGCCAGGACACCATTAACGCGCAGCAGGACGTTTACGAAACACTGTCGGCGATCATTCCGTCGATTGCGCCGATGCTGAAGCCTGCGGAGGCTGCTGCGGCGGTGAGTATCTTGGTGGAAAGCTCGTCGCTAAGTGCAAGTGCGAAGAAATCCTGGCGCGATGCGACACAGCAGCAGCCTGATCCGGCGCAAGAGCAGGCCAAGCAGATCGCCTTGCAGGGCGCCGCGGCCAAGGTCGGAGAAACGCAATCCAAGACGCAATTGAACATGGCGAAGGCGCAAAGCGAGGGCATGCCGCAGGGCCATGCGCCAGGCAAGTTCGAATTGCCGCCTGAGTATCAGATGGCCAAGGCCTCGGCGGATATCCAGAACACGCAGGCCAGCGCGGCGCACAAGCAGGCGCAGGCGTACAAGGCGAACACGGATGCGGAACTAGCGCCGAAGTGGGCGGTTCATGATGCGATGATGGAGCGGGCGCAGTTTGTGCAGGACGCGCACAATACGGCGGTCGATCGTGTGGTTGATTTGCACAATTCGGAAGCGGATCGCAAGAGCCGGATGAACGCACACAACAGGAGAGGCGGCGATGCCTGACTATGACACGATGGAATTGAATCCTGAGATACCGGAAGCCCCGCCGGCGGTGATCAACATGGATTACGACACGCCGCCGCCGGAGTTTGTGGCGGGGACGGTGGTGCCGAAGGATACGCCGCCGGAAGACATGAGTAATGCGGAGTATATCCAGTGGATGTACGACAATCTGACGCCGTTCTGGGCGATCAAGAAAAACATGCTGTTGCGTAATGCGCCTGTTTTGTCGGGGCTGAATCCGTCGACGGCGCAGATTGGCGATCCGAGTTTCGAGCTGTATGTCAGTGGCGTGGGTCTGGTGCAGAACGAAAGCGTGATTGTGTTTGCGGGCCAGGACGAACCGACGCAATTCAATGTCGAGGATGGCACGGTGTCGACCGGCGTCAACATGGGCGTCTGGCACGGCGCGGATGTGGTCGAGGTTCGGGTGAGGAACGGCACGCAATTGTCGGAGCCGCTGGAGTTCACGTTTACGGCGGCGCCGGAAGCCGCGGCTGCGAGCGTGCCGGATCATCATGATCATGAGCATGACGATGACGAGTCTGGCTATGATGATGACGGCAAGCCGGTTCGGAAGAGCAAGGCGAGGCATAAGAAATAATTTCGTTTCGGCGCTGGTTGGGCCACTGGCGAATCAGTACCGGAAAAGCGGGCGGCGGTCGCGCCGAACACGTTACCGCCGTCCGCACCAATTTTTGAATCGTTGGCAGTTGACGAAATAACTGCAAGCGCAAGCCGGCAGCGACATGCCGGCACTACGTTGGCACACGAAACGGCCTACTCTGAGGACAACATGGACATAGACGATAAGGAGCTGTTTAGCTCCGCGATGACTGACGCGCCTGCGCTTGACGTGGCAGAGCAACCGGCGGAAGCGCCGGCGGCAGAAGCGCCGCAACAGGACGGGCAAGCACGGGACGAGCACGGGCGGTTTGCCGCGAGGCAGGCGGAAACAACCGTGGACACTCCGCCTCACCAGGCACCAGTGCCTGAAAAGGAAGAGGCCAACGTCCCATCATGGCGATTGCGTGAGGTCCGCGAGGAAGCCGAAAGGCGCGTCGCGGAAACCGAAGCGCGGTGGCAACGTCAGTTTGAAATGCTGCAACGGCAGAATGCGCCGAAGCCTGAACCAACGCCTGCGCCTGATTTGTTCGAAAACCCGAATGGCTTTGTCGATCATCAGCTAAGGCAGTCGTTGTCGCCACTGGAACAGCAGCAGCAGGCGCTGCGCGCTGAACTCCAGGAAACCCGCGAGTTCTATTCGAGGCGGGATGCCGAAAAGGAGCATGGACCGGAAGCGGTTCGTAGCGCCTATGATTGGCTGGCGAAGGGTACTCAGGCGCGCGATCCGGATGTGCTGCACGTTTATCAACAGGTGATGCAATCCAAGCATCCGTTTGATGCAATCGTGACGGCACACAAGCGGGTGAACGTGATGCAGCAAATCGGCAATGATCCGGATGCGTGGGCGATCAACCGGGCAAGAGAGCTTGCCGCGGCGGATCCCAAGCATAGGGAAGCGTTGTACGCGCAGACGCAGACAAACGGTCGTCAATCTACAAGTCCCCAGGGCAGCATCGTCAAGCTGCCGCCATCGCTAAAAAATGTCGCGTCTTCACAGATCGAAGACGATGACAATGATGCGAGCGACGCGGCGTTGTTCAGGCACGCTATGCGCTGATCGCTGCTCATATAAGACAACACAACCGCCCAAAGTGGCGGTTTTTTATTGAGTAGTTGCCAGCGCCGGAAAGGGGCGCCCGATGGCACTCACAACGATTCAGACCAACAATAAACTCATACAGTTTACGAAAGACATCAACCGCGAGTTCGTGCGGGAAAACCTGTTCTCGCCGTATATGTCCACGGACATGAACGCGATCATCCGCGTCAAGAACGAGCTGAAGTCCGGCGGCGAGGTGATGAATATCCCCTACGTCAAGCGCCTGAAAAGCGCAGGCGTCGGCGCCGGTACACTGGTCGGTGCGGAAGAACTGATCGACAACTATGGTCTTCGGGTCAAGGTTGATTGGGCACGTAATGCGGTCGTGACCAACCGGGCGGAAAAGCAACGCGATAGTGCGGACCTGTTTGCCCAGGCCAAGCCGCTGCTCTCCGATTGGGGCAAGTCACGGCAACGCGATGATATCATCAGGGCGCTGATGGCGTTCCCGACCGAGACACTGCCGGCAGCGGACGTCACGGTCAACGGTGCGCTGTATGCGGCTGCGGAGGCCGGGCAGACGGCGGCGGCCACGGCCTGGATGCAGGCCAACACCGATCGGGTCCAGTACGGCGGGGCGCGGACCAACACCAAGGCGACGCATATCCTGTCGCTGGCGGAGTTGGATATCACTAACGATCGGTTTACTGCTGCGAACCTGTCGTTGCTCAAGCGGGTTGCGATCAACGCCGATCCGCATATTCGTCCCTACAAAACCAGGGATGGGTATGAGTATTACGTGGCGTTCTGCGGCACCAATACGTTCCGCGATCTCAAGCTCGATTTGCAGAACGTCAACAAGGATGCAAGGCCGCGTGAGAACGATGGCGTCAACAAGAATCCGATCTTCCAGGATGGCGATCAGATTTACGATGGCGTGATCGTTCGTCAGGTTCCGGAAATCTCGGGGTTTGTTACCTCGGCATGGACCGGGTTGACGACGGCAGGCACCACATCGAACCGCACTGAACCGGTGTTCCTGTGCGGCCAGCAGGCGGTGGCTTTCTGCTGGGGCCAGATGGCTCGTCCGACTTTCCGAAAGGAAGATGATTACGAGTTCATCGCCGGCGTCGGCGTGGATATGTGCTTCGGTGTGGTGAAGTGTTACACCAAGCATCCGAGCACGGGCAGCAATCTTGTTCAGTCGGGTGTTGTGACCGGGTTCTACTCGAGTTCGACGGACTAACGACAGTAGGCGGCGGCAGCGATGCCGTC